GCGAGTTCCTCCTCGGCCGCGTCCTGCTCGTCGAAGATCTCCTGCATGGTGTCGAACGCCTCTTGCCACGAGCGCCGCTCCGCCGCGTCCCTCTTGACCGCCCGTTCTTCCTCCACGGCGGCCTGGGCCTTGCTTACGTCCGCCCCGGCGTTTTGCAGTGCGTTGAGTCGATCCATGCTCTGCTGGAATTCATACTCGATGCGTGCCAGCTCCCGCTCCTCCTCGTCCTCGATGGCCTCTATCCGGGCCCGGTGCAGATCCTGAATAGCCTTAGCCTCGAACTCAGCAGCTGCCTGGACGTTCTTCTTGAGCTTCTCCGGATCCAGGCTCGCGACGGCCCCCGCCTGTTGCTCTGGGGTGAGGGGAGCGCCGCCCGGCTCATACACACCCGGCTTAGGCGGCGGGGCGATGTAGCCGGGCTGTCCGTACTTGGGGACATTGGCCTCGCGAATGGCGCTGTCGAGGTTCTCCATCAGCTCTTGCCAGATGGCCAATTCCTCGGCAGCCTCCTTCTCGGCAAGAGCCGCCTTCTGGATTTCGGTGAGCCGCTTCTGTTCATCGTAGTAGGGTGCGGTGGCAAGATATTTTGCATACTGGAAGCCCCCATAGGCCGCGGCCAGGGGGCCCGCCGCTCTCACCAGCGACCCGATGGCCTTGGCGAACGACCACGCAAGACTGGCCCCCCTGCTGAACCACCCGAGGATCTTGGCCCCCGAGTTGGCGGCGACGCCGAGGGCCGTCAGCGTCACGCCAATGCCGCTCAGGGAAACACTGGCGATGGCGGCCACGTCAACCGCCTTCTTGTTCTGGACGGCCCAGTCGCGGATCGATGCAGCCCCTTCGGTGGCGGTTTTCACCAGCGACTGCATGGCGGGCGCGAGGGCCTCGCCGATGGCCCGGGCGAGGGACTTCGTGGTCTCCCACAGGTCCGTGAAGCTGTCGCCGAGCTCATCGGCCCGGGCCGCCGATTCCGGGGAGAGGACCAACCCCAGCCGGCGGGCGTCTTTGGCAAAGCCCGCCAGTCCGGCCTGGCCTGCGCTCAAGAGGGGCAGCATCTCCGCGCCGCTGCGGCCGAAGATCGCCATGGCCGCGGCCGTCTTCTGTTCGTCATCCCGCACGCGGGAGAAGGCGTCAGCCAGCTTGCCGAGCTGCTCGACCGTCGAGCGTCGCTCCAGCTCGTAGAAGTGGAGTCCCAACCGGGCGAGGGCTTCCCCAGTCTCTTTGCTCCCCTCGACCAGGTTACGCTGCATGGAGCGGAGGCTTTGCTGGAGGGCCTCGGTGCTGCTGCCCACCTGCTTGGCGGCATAATCGAGGATGGAGAGCTGGTCCGCGGCGATCCCGGTCCGCTGGCTCATGTCGAAGATGGTGCTGCCGGCGTCGGCGAAGATCTTGGTGGCGGCGGCAAAGGCGGTGGTGCCGATGAGCCCGACCCTGAGCATGTCCTGGCCGAGGGACTGGACCCGGGTGCCGGCGGCGCGGATCTTGCCCTCGATCCCGCGCAGGCCCTTGACCAGGGCGCTGTCATCCAGGCCGGCCTCGACGGCGGCTCTGCCCGCGCGAATGACTCCAGGTTCGGCCATGGCAATGAGAGGTTTAGGGAATCGGGGTTAGGACTTCGGCGTCATGAAACTCAGATCATCCGTCCAGACTTCGATCTCGTCGCGCATCCGGGAGGATTCGGCAAAGGGGTTGAAATCCTGGGGCTGCATGGGCTCCGTGTAGTGGGCGTTATGGATCTTGGCCAAAAGCCAGGAGACCTGCTCCCACTGGCTTTTCCGCCTGCCCGTGGCCATCCACACCAGCTCGCGGAGCGTCAGGCTATCGGGGGCGACCCCGACGATTCCTGCCAGTCCGTAGACATCCGGCCATTGCCACGGCCGATGCTTTGCGCCGCTTGCTCCTCCGGGGTCTGCGTCTCGATCGCCATCTCCTCCGCCAGCTTGCCGGCCCGCTGTGCCGCCCGGGTCACCCGATTGGCAATCAGATCCCGGTACACCTCCGCGATCTTCGCCAGATCGGGGCGGTTCGCGAGGCGGAAAAAATCGATGAGCTCCTCCATGAAGCCCGTGTAGGCGGCCAGCACGGCCTCGCCGGTCATGGCCTCGCCGAACTGCTCGTCGCTCACGGAGTCGGCGTCGGCCTGGGGCTTGACGAGGACGTAGACGACGTCCACCAGGGTCATGGGGTCCAGATGGAGGCGGCTGTAGGGGGAGGGATCGCCCTCGTGCAGGGCCAGCAGATCGATGCCCAGCAGCGTTCGGACCCGCTTGATGGCCCCGATGGTGATTGCCAGGCGCCACTCGCGCCCGGATGCATCCTTGAACGTTCGCATGTTGCACTCCTTTGGAGACAGAGGATTTCGGGATCTGGAGCCCCAAGATCCGCAGCGTCACGCGCTGGCGTACAGCACGCCGATCTTCAGCGTCGCGTCCGCGGCGCCGTCGCCGTTGGTGGCCTTCACGTGATCCACCGGGTTGCCGCTCAAGGGGTTGTTGCCCTGGCCGCTGGCCCAGTCCCAGCCCTCGTTGGCCACCAGGCGCTGCGCCTTGAGCACCGTCGGCGTGACGGTGCGGAACTGAACGTGGGCGGCCTTGTCGGCGCTCACCACGACCAGCGTCACCAGATCGCCATCGAAATCCGTGTCGATCGTGACCTGCTTGGTGACCACCACGGCCGTGCCCTGGGCGGGCAGGACGTCCCCGCCAGCCGCCGGCGTGTCGTCGAACGTGACGTTGTTGGCGCCCGCGGTGTCGATCGTCACACTATAGCGGCAACCGGGCGAATCGCCGGCCCAGTGGATGTCCACCACGTCGGCGGCCTGTAGGCCATGCCCGGTCGGCAGTCCGGTCACCTCGCCCTGGCCGTCGCCCGTGCGCGTGGTGAGACTCCCGGCCTTGCCGGCGGGCAGGGTGACCTCGTGTCCGATCTGGCCGGTCCCGGTGCGGGAGATCGTGGACTGGATCGACACCCCTGCGATCGAGGCGATCTTGTTGATGGTTCCCGTGGGCATGATGAGCCTCCTTGTTTCCTGCGGAATCTCAGGCCGCGAACAGCCCAATCCCTAACCCAATCGTCACACTGGCGCCGGGTAGCGGCTCACGTAGGTCGGCTTGGCGGCCACATCCCGCGTGATGGGCCCGTTGAGCGGCTCCTTCTTGGCGAACTTGGTGATCTCAAAGTCGGCGTCAATCCCCGTGCCGCCAGCCGTACTGATGCACTTGAGCGCGATCGGCGCGCGGTTCACATAGGCGTCCCGGATCGCCACGAAGTCCGCGTCCGCCTCGTTCTCGTTCATCTCCCACTCGATCGACAGCTTCCGCATGGTCGAGACGGAAAGCTCGAACTCCGAGCCTCGGGAAGAGATATCGCCCTCGCCGCGCTCGTCGGGGGCGTTCAGGTCGCGGACGTTCTTCATTTCCGTGGTGGCGGTGGCCCCGACAGGGCCGCGGTAGAGCTTGGCCAACAGTCCGATACGTGCCATGGATCCTCTCCCGTTAGGGTTTGACGGAGTCTTGCCACATCGCAGGCAGCTTGGGCAGTTCCTTGGACAACGCCGGGGCCATGTAGGGCCGGGCCTGGTAATTGGTCGAAACGATCTTCCGGGATCGCTTTCCACGCGGCACGCGGCGGAGCACGCGGGCCCCGTGCTCCAAGGTCCCCGAGGCCACGTCCCCGCCAACGCTCTGGCGGCGCAGGTACGCCGGCCCAATGACCACCGTCTTGGCCGCCGGGTCGTAGCCGAACCAGATGAACCGCTTCAGCGTCCCGGTGCGGTCCTTGGGCGGCTGCCCGGGCCGGGAAGGCCGCTTGCCGGGCCGGATCGAGTCCCGCGCCGTCTTGCGCACAAAGGCCCCGAACCGGGAAAGCACGCGCCGCGTGGCCCGGTCCACGGCACTCAGCACCTTCGCCGAGTCGAAGAACACGTCCTTGAACCCCTTGATATCCAGCTGCAACATCGAGCGGCCTCACGCCGGATGCAGATTGAGGAACCCCACCGTCACCAGGCTCGTGAACACCCGATGCTCGTCCAGGTGATCGACCGAGTAGATCGGCTCGTTACGCACGGTCACGGCCACCGAGGGCTCGTAGCCATCGGGCTGGAGCACCAGCCGGCGCACGTGGGCCTTGAGCTGCTCGACGAACGCCATCAGCCCGTCGGCCTCCTGGATCTCCTCGTCCCCGGTCTTGGTGAGCCGGGCCTGCACGGCCACGTCCAACGTGTAGTTGCCCTCGTCGTGCCCGCGGGTGGACGTCTCGGTGACGTCCGCCTTGGGCACCACGCTCACCAGCAGGCTCGCCAGATCTTCGAGAGTCGCCTTGGGCAAATACACCCGGCGGACCGTGAACGGCAGGCTGAACTCGCCCGCGTGGGCGACCAGGTCGGCCTTCAGGGCCTCGGCCAAAGGTACGATCATCGGTAGAATCACCTACTGCTTGCTTTGGACCAGCTTGGTGTGGATGCGAATCAGCCGCCGGTGGAGATCGGAGAACCGCCAGCAGGGGCCGTCCCCGGGCGACATCACCTCGTAGACGCACTCCGCCGGCCCGGCCTCGGGTCCGAACTCCTCGATCCGGTCGCCGGGCTTGGGCTCGCTCCCTACCTTGGCCCGGAACTCCTCCCACGCCACGATGAAATCCCGCGACTCCAGCTCGGTCAGCACCCCGTCGCCCGTGTGCAGCTCGAACCTCGTCCGGCCCATCGTGGCCTGGAGGTTGACCGAGCCCCCGGACCAGCGATACACCACCTCGCTGGAGGCATGCTTCTGGAACATGCCCGCCAGCCAGTCGTCCGCCTGCTGCAAGAGGTTGGCCACGCTGAGCTCCCCTCAGACGCTTGGCTCACACCGTGCTCAGGGTGCAGCCGTCGTTGTAGGCCACCCGCCAGCGCTTGTTGGCCCCGACCTCGATCGCGACCAGGAGGACCGAGTCCCCTGCGTCGTTCATGGTGATCGTGTTGTTGCCGGTCTGGTTCAGCAGCGTGGCGCAGGTGATGACGCAGTCGCCGGCGTCGGTCTTCATGGCCAGGCTGAGCATCTGGCCGGCATAGGAGGGGGCGGCCAGGGTCCGCGTCTGGGCCCCGGTGGTGACGATCGAGCAGTAGCCGCTCTCGGTCACCGGGATCGCGCCGCCGTTGCCCGGGTCCGCGATCACGTTGGACAACTCGTTGTGGATCGTGTTGGCCACGCTGGTGACGAGCACCTTGCGCACACTGACCGTCTCGGCATCTGCGGCTGCCGCGGCAGCGGCGAAGCCGAAGAAGGGGTTGCCGTCGGCCGTGGTCGTGAGGGCCCCGGTCCCCGCGGTTCCGCCCTGGGGGTTGCCGTCGGCGTCCCAGTACAGTGCCGCGCCCTCGTTGATCTGGCCGTTGACCTTGACGACCTCGAAGAGCCCTTCGAGGTCCAACGCGCCGAGCTCGTTGGCGGCGATCGGCCTGGCGGCCACGCCGATGAGGGAATTGAGCACGACGACCTGGCCCGCCGCGACGGCGCTGGACGGCGTGTAGTCGATCGCCGCCCCGCTGGCGACGCGTTTGGCTTGATACGCTTGAGACATGATCCTATCTCCGTAAGCTAGTGGTCACTGGACAGGCGGGGGCTGCGTTCACATCACCCCCGCACCGTGGTTACGCCTCGCCCTTGGCCTTCACGCCGGCCCGCGGGTCTTGAAGAGCACATCCCAGATCGTGATAACCTCTGAGCTGGATGCCCAAGACGTTGAAGTCCGCCTCCGCCGACTCGATCGTCGGGCTCTCCTGGCCGTTGAGGAACGCGACCTCGATCACCGGCAGGTCCCTCGGGTCGGCCAGCAGGTACCAGGCCTTGGACGAGTACCCCGTGTACTGGCTGTTGGACAGGTACCGGCTCACCTCCACGCGGAACTTCCCCTGGTGCGGGTTGGCGATCGGATACTTCGTGCTCGAGGTCGTGTCCCGCAGCTCCATCGACTTGTAGAGCTGCGTGCCGATCGCCGACAGCGCCGTGGGCACCAGCACGATCGACGGCATGATGCCGATCGGCTTGCCGTCCGAGTCCACCTGGTCCATGAAGGTGACCTCGGCCTTGGTCAGCCCGTCGATCGTCAACGTCGTGTCGGCGCCCTCCACGTAGTTCTTCGCGGCAGCCGTGAAGAAGGCGCTGTTATTCATGAAGGTCCGCCAGAAGACGTCGTTGATCTTGAGCCCCGAGCCCCGGCCCAGCTTTCTGGGCACCGTGGTGATGGCACCGAGGTCGTCGTTGATGATGTCCCGGCGATCGATCGACAGCACCAGGCCGTAGGTGTCGGCCTTGTTGGTGTACTGCTCGTTGCCCAGGGTACCGTGCTTGAGTTCCCCACCCGGGGCCACCTGCTCGTACTGGTCCTTGCCGATCAGCCGGTAGCTGGTCACGGTCTTGAAGTCGGAGACGTTGCGCACCGCGCAGATGTTCCTCCAGGTCCGCTCGACGGAGAAGAATCCCTCGAGGAGGAACTTATTGGCCACGTTGGAGAGGATTCCGCCGATGTCGATGGTCGAGAAGGCGGCCACCAGGTCGGGGCGGAAGGCGAAGCGGAGGACCTCGCGGCTGTCGCGGAAGTTGCGCCCGGTGTAGCCGTTGGCCCAGGCCGCCTCGAGCAAGAGCTCCTGCAGTCCGATGCCGCCACGGAAGCGGCGCGTGGCCGCTTCGAGGGTCGGCTCGTCGTGCAGCTTCTCGACACCATCCAGGCGGGAGGTGAGCATGCAGGCCGCCTCGAGCACGGCGCCGGAGACCGCGTCGCTGGAAACGCTGTGGATGGCCGGGGCCTTGGGGCGGCCTTGTCGAAGGATCTCCAGCTCGCAGCGGACCTTGTCCCAGCCCTCGCGGATGGCGCGGGCCTGGATCTCGGGGAACCGGCCCCCACAGTGCCTCTGGATCTCAGCGATCCGGTCGGCCTCGGCCGCGGCCTGGGCCCGGATCTGG